ACAGGCATTACTCCGATCATGAACTTCGGGGAACTTGTAGTCTATAATCAATACTTTGAGAAGTCAGAGCGGCAACTTCTCGAAGGATACCTTGCGTGGAAATGGGCTCTCCAGGGTACTCTGCCTCCTAACCATCCATTTTCTAAGATATCACCGACTGGAGCGACTGTACTTGACACGGATGCACTCAATACCCCCGCCCAAATTGCGAGTTTGACGACATGGCTGGATGCTGCGGACTCTGATACAATTCTTCAATCGTCGGGTAAAGTTACAACATGGTATGATAAATCTGCGACGTCCGATGTATTTCTAGGAACGACGACAACCGCCCCAACATATTCTACTACTAACGGCCCATATTTGCCAGGAGTGTACTTTTTGAACACAAATGCTCTCCGTGGAACTGTGAGTGCTGCGATAGCAAGTGGAGTTGGAACATGTTTCATGCTTGCGACAATAAGTGGTAGCAATGCTCAAGCGTTTACAGGAGATTACGTGTCAACTACAACTCCCGCAGTTGGAAAGTCGTTTGGTTTGGTGTGCGTCGATAAAAACGTTACGTGTCCTCTTCAATCGGACGCTAGAGTGAATAGAAATCCATTACCTGGAGTCTTGTCCACTACAACGTCTATTCTTTATTCTCAAATGAATGCGGCTATTACTCCGAAGATAGGGGTAGGAAGCTACGCATTTGGGACTCCCACGAATGTCGTGTCTACGGTGAATAATCAATCAGTGTCCTGGCAACCGTCAGTTCCATCCTCGTGCCCATGGAATCTCGGGTATATTGGAACAAATCCAGCCCTGCAAGATTTCTACCTCCACGAGTTCCTGTGTTTCTCCGAGTATTTCACTGAGAGTCAGAGATTCGTGGTAGAAGGCTATCTCGCATGGAAATGGAGGATTCAGAGCCAGCTTCCGGTGGGACATCCATACAAGAGCGTTAGACCCGTAGACGCACCATTCTCGCCCAACTTGGTGGCGGGAATGAGATGGTGGGTAGATGGAGCGGATACAACAAGTATGACGTTCAGTTCGGGATCCAGCATAACTCAATGGAGAGATAAGAGCGGGAACGGATACCATGCTACAGGTGTGAACTCTCCACAAAAACTTCCGTCTGGAGGTGTGTCGTTTAACGCTGCTTCAAGTCAGTACTTTTCAATGGATGTTCCATACCCTACAACGAACACGGTGTTTATGGTTGGATCACCTGTTCCCTCCACCACATCTGCTATGTATTATATGGATACAGAGGTAGCAAACAGAGGAACTATTTATCTTGGCGGACAAGGTGGTTCATATCTTACTTACTTTATGGGAGCAAACAACCCAGAATTTGCTGTTTTTAAATCTGATTTACCAACAACTCCATTTCTTGTGTCATCTATAAAAACCGTGGGAGTGACAAACGTTGGATTTTATAACGGAACACAAGCGTTTTCAATGGTAGATAATACTCTTATTAACGCATCGGTATGGAAAAGATTAGGCGGTGCAATTACGAACCAAGCCTATTTGACTGCCACTATTTACGAAATGATTATTTTCAACACCCCTCTCACCGGCTATCAACGTCAGCAGATTGAAGGATACCTTGCTTGGAAATGGGGTCTACAGAGTTCTCTGCCGCCCACACATCTATTCAAGAACGCTATACCCACCCGTTCCACCAATTTTACGCCCACCTCGGTACCGGGAATAGCTCTATGGTTGGATGCGGCTGATGCGTCTACGATCGTGGGAACTGCACCTCTCGTCAATGAGTGGAAAGATAAGTCTGGAAATGGACTGAATGCTACAAAGAACACCGACGTTGCTCCGACATACTCTTCTACGGGATTTAACAACGGACTTCCCGGAGTTTTGTTTAACGGCAGCACAACCAGACTTCATACTCCTTCCATTTCGCCAACACCCGTGTTGTCTTCCAACGGAACAGATACGACAATCTTCGCAGTCGTGAATTGGGTTGGAGGTGTGAATGGAATTGCACTTGGACTGGAGACGACCGGCAATACTTTTGCGTTCTATGTGCCATGGACATACCCGTCGACGGTAAATGGAAATATATTTGCCGACTTGGGAACTAATGCGCGTATCGGATATGACACCGTATTCGCCCCAGCTTCAGCTCCCTACGTTTTTTCTGTTACGAGAAGCGGAGTAAACGGGTCAATTTACGTCAATGGAAATATTCATGTTTCGTCCACAACACTTCCACTTGCGGGTACAATCGGGACAACAACCCAGACGCTCGGTATCGGCGGCCTGGCGGCGGCTACTGCGGTTTTCAACTCTTATATAGCAGAAATCCTGATTTACAACCGTGCGTTGACTACAGCTGAACGTCAACAAGTGGAAGGATACCTTGCTTGGAAATGGCGGCGGCAGAATACCCTGGGTACCACACATCCCTATTCAAAGTTCGCTCCCTAAAGCGCATAGTAGTTACTGGGGGTTCCAGTGTAGACGAAAGTCAGAAGAGCGTTTGAAATCATTGTGAATGGACTGGTCATATTCAGAATAGTTCCTACGGTCGGAGTAATCGACATACTTCCAGACGATACATTCTTGACTGTCCAATACATCCCCATGGATGCGTTTGCTCCCGGGAGGACGAGGCTGGTAGTAGACACCGTCAATAAGAACGTCGTAGCCTGCGTCGGTGCGGTCAATGTAAGGGTTGAGCCGCTTATGAGCGAAATGTTGAGTCGTGATGTGACATAAGAGTTCTGGAATGTGACTCCGCCGATGAAGCTCGAGAGTGTGGAAGTTGTAGTTGTTAGCGCACTGCAGGTTACGACATTGCTCTGTAGTTGAACTCCGCCTATAGAGTGGGACAGGTTCGTAACCGTCGTTATGAACCGACCTCTTAGCAGGGTGAACTCCCCACCCACACCAATTTGTGCAGCAGCTGTTGGCGCTGCGTTTCCTGTGCAGAAGATTAGGTTTGTGGACGCACCCCTTGCACCCATTAGTACATTAGAATCTTGTCCAGAGCCAGTCGAAATAGTCACGAAGAACGCATTTCCCTCACTATTGACGGGATCCTTAGCAACCACAATGTTCGACAAAAACATAGACCCTCCGCTCACGTTCAGTGAATATCCTGAGAAACCAACGGTTGTTCCAATACTGAGGGATCCCGATGCCGTGATGCGCACCTTTTCTCCAAAAGCATTGGAGAAGGCAAGCGCATTGGATGCTGGGCTCAGGAGTGTTCCGCCGGAGGATAAGGAGATGAATCCGACTGCTGAAATAGACCTGGTGTTCATATTCACGTTGGAGATCGCAGAGTAAGCAGACCATGCAGGTAGGCCACCCGACAATGTGAGGGCCACACCTTTCAGCCAATATTGGGAGACGTTGATCGTTCCAGTTGTCGCATCAATCGTGTAAGGACTTGTGAGACTTCCTCCTAAAAACTTTAGACTTGAGGCATTGTAGATTAGATTGGAATTCATATTGAGATTCTCCGAAGCATACCAGTGTGCCCAGAGTTGAACGTCCGACAACGTTGTCACACGAGCCCCGTTCAGCGTAATCGCAAAGTTTGTCGTTGTATCCCCAACGGTCACGTTTCCGGGTAGTTGGCTATTGACTGACGCATGGTAATACCCGTTGCTGAGCTTATATTGAGGGACAAAAATGTTCTTCAAAATATTCAGATCATTGGTCGCAGTATAGGTTGCGGGAGGCGGTGCCACGCTCATCGTCTCGTATTGTTTTTAATAGACGGAAAGGATTTAACTACTTTCTGCGTCCTATATACATCACAATGGCAACCCTCGGCGACCGGTATACGCTATTTCCCATCAAGTCTGACGAGACGAAGCTGTATCAGCTCTACAAGCAGTCTGTCGCATCGTTTTGGACGCCCGAGGAAATCGATTTTTCCAAGGATGAGAATGATTGGGATAGTCTGACCCAGAACGAACAGTTTTTTGTGAAGCAGGTCCTAGCATTCTTTGCCGGAGCCGACGGGATCGTCCAGGAGAACTTGGCGACCCGGTTCCAGCGGGATGTTCAGAGCCCGGTTGCCCGGTTGTTCTATGCGTTCCAGAATGCGATGGAGGGTGTACACTCGGAGACCTACTCCCTCCTCATCGACAAGTATGTCAAGGACAAGGAAGAACAGCTTCATTTATTTCGGGCCATTGATACCATCCCGTGTATTCGTCAGAAAGGTGAGTGGGCACTCAAGTGGATCGATAGTCAGGAATCGTTTGCGACCCGTCTCGTGGGATTTGCGTGTGTCGAGGGTATCTTTTTCAGCGGGGCGTTCTGTGCGATCTACTGGCTGAAGAAGCGTGGTCTTCTCCCTGGCTTGACGTTTTCCAACGAACTCATTTCTCGGGACGAAGGACTGCACACGGTGTTTGCGGTGGAGATGTACCGTCTTGAATCTTCCATTCCATCGGAACGGATCCAGGATATCATCACATCTGCCGTGGAGATTGAAACTGAATTCATCTGTCAGTCTTTGCCGTGCTCCCTGATTGGAATGAATTCGAAATTGATGACGCAGTATATTCGCTTTGTAGCCGACCGTCTCGCCGTCCAGCTGGGCATCCCAAAGATTTACAATGTCCAGAACCCCTTTGATTTCATGGAGATGATCTCGATGGAGGGCAAGGGCAACTTCTTTGAGCGGAAGGTGTCTGATTATTCCAAGGCAGGGGTGGGCGCCAAGAAAGAGGACATGACGATCAAGTTTGATTCCGAGGATTTTTAAGTGTCCAACAAGGTAAACTAGGAAACATGGAGTTCTTTCATGGTGTCGTAGCGCTCGTTGCCGGAATTGTTCTGATTCTAACCGGTCTGGTTGCGTGGATGTATGTCCAGCAGTCCCGCATGGCCCAGGCGATCAATGCTCTGGCCATTGCCATTACGGCCCCGCCTCCCTCCTTTGCCCAGTCTCAGCCGGAATCTGATCGGGAACCGGAAGTCTCCCATGAAGACGAACTGCACGCTCCTGCCCCCGAGTCGCAGACCCAGACGGAGACGGAGAAGGAGACCCCTGCTCCTCAGGAGGACGATGACCGTGTGAGTGTTCACGAAGACGAGGATGTCGAGCTGATGGGCGAGGATATGGCCACGCTGGGCGGAAAGACGGCAGCCCAACTTCGTGAGATGCTTACATCGAAGGGGATTCCGTATAGTAAGAGCGATAAAAAGTCGACACTAATTTCTCTCATACAAGCAGCGTCGTGAGATGAAACTAGTCAGTTTTGATATTGGAATTCGGAATTTAGCCGTATGTGTCCTGGAAGGAACGTCCAGGACAGATATGTGTATTGCTCACTGGGATGTGATCGATGTAGTCGGGGAAAAGAACGGACACACCCGCACATCCTGCTTCAAGTGTGCCAAACCTGCTATGTGGAGCCAGGCTGGAACTGGAACCCAGGCATGTTCCCGCCATCGTCCGAAGAACTTGACACTGACCAAAACAGCACTGGGAAAGAAGACGATAGCAGAATTACAGGGGATGGCGCCAGGGTATACTGGCAAACCTACCAAGAAAGATCTGGTCGTTCATATTTCCACTGCGATGCTGGCATCGGGATGGACGAAATTCAAGGGGAATGCTCGTGCCCCTGGCGGAGGAGTCTTGGATCTGGTGGGCGATATCATTGACTCACTTGGTCGGCGTGAACATTGGTGGGCAGGTGCGGATCTCATTATTTTTGAGAATCAGATGGATAGACGGATGTTTGCGGTCCAAGCGATGCTCCACATGTATTTTGCCTGTCGTGGGTTCCGGACAAAGGGAGTATCTGCCATCCATAAATTGGACAATATCGTGTGTGTCGCCGATGCGACGGGAACCTATCGTGGTCGCAAGAAAACAGGGATCACACACTGCGAACTCCTGTGCCCCCCATCCCAGCACGCATTCTTCCGATCGCATAAAAAGAAGGACGATTTGGCGGACAGTTTTTTACAGGGCTTGTATTTCTTAGAGCATCCTATTTAAGACTATCTGGACAAAGAAGTTTAATGCTAAAAGTCACTCATAACGCAGGCTTTTTCTCGTGCTGCAGCGTTCGTTTACAGGAGATTATTGCGTATTTCAATAGACACAAACAGCTACCCATTGTTGACAGTTCTCGGCAGTTTGTGCTTTACAAACCAGACAACCATGTCTCTGATATTACCCAGATGTTCTTTGAACCTTCTGACGTTTCAGTTGATTATACTGGTCCGCTAAGTATTACACCGGATGGTTCGGAAGACCAGTTTTCCAACTATAAACATCTCAATTATCACCAGATACAGCCATTCGTTCAACGGTATTTCTCGCTTTCTCCTCATGTAAAAGAGGTTGTTTCAGGACTAGAGACAAAGTATGTACTGGATTACAGCCGGATATGTGTCGTATACTATCGTGGATTAGGCAAAAAGATTGAAACGAATCTGGCGTCCTATCATGAGTTTGTTGGAAAGGCTCGGGATATCCTGAAAGAGAAGCCAGACACTATATTTCTGATACAATCAGATGAGACAGAATTTATTCAGATGATGTGTGAACTGTTTGACAACACGATCGTATTCAAAGAGATTCACCACGTATCCAACATAACAGGGGTTTCAAACTCTGAAGATGTTCTTCCTATGAATGACCGCATACGCCATGCGATTAATTTTGTAGCTATCGTGAAGATCATGTCCAAGGCACGTGATGTTATATGCTATTCTGGGAACTGCTCACTTTGGATTGCGTTGTTTCGTGGACACGCAGATGGATTTCATCAGTATCTGAAACCAAGGGAAACGATCTACGGTATACCAAACTCAGCCTATAACCCAGACCAGACGGTTTTTTGGGTGTAGATAGATAATGTCCAGACTCGGACCCGCTCTTCGTTCGCAATTCATGAAAGGTGTGAAAGATGTTCTCAAAACTACGGCGAAAGAAACTATGAAATCGGCAGCGGAGGAGTTGATGACGAAACGGCCCCGTGTCGCATCGGTGGAGTCGGCATCCTTCACCCCCCCATCATCCCCTACGTCGTTTTCAGCGGCGGCTGCATCCGCCCCCCGCCCCCCGCCTGTTCAGTTCCCTGCCGTATGTGTATGCAAATACGAACCCAGCGCACCAGATTTGGGGAGTGGGAATCGGTCGTATATTTGTTCTGGATGTTCAAGGTCGGGAATGGGCGAGTACAAGACAGTGGTGGAGGGCAGGGAGTTTGCGAAGTTGAAAGGCGGTCGCAAGACTCGGCATATCCGGCGTTCGCGTTTACATCTTACAAAGAGGATGCGTGTGAGACATAATAGTAAGAATGGACGTTCCCGGCGCTGATCTCTTAATGAATACATCGGCGATGGCCGCCGCAAATACGAAACTCCCTGAGATGGAGTCTGTCAACCTGGATTTCACAGACCTTCCGTCCGAGCCTGCCGCCC